TCTAAAACGTAATCGTAACGCAATCGATCAACTTGTAAAAGCAGCAGAAGCTACTAATACAAATCAATCAGGTAATAAGTACACCGACGATCGAATCTGGAAACCAACTGTAGATAAATCTAATAATGGTTATGCAGTTATCCGCTTTCTCCCAGCATCTGAAGGATCAGAACTCCCATGGAACCGTTATTGGGATCATGGTTTTAAAGGCCCAACAGGGCGTTGGTATATCGAGCGTTCTCTTACTTCTATTGGACAAAATGACCCAGTAGGCGAATTAAATAGTAAACTCTGGAACTCTGGTATTGAATCAGATAAAGAAGTTGCTCGTAAACAAAAGCGGCGCTTACATCATGTTTCAAATGTTCTAGTTGTTTCAGATCCTGGCAATCCAGCTAATGAAGGTAAGGTATTCTTATTCCAGTATGGAAAGAAAATCTTTGATAAATTGATGGATGCTATGCAACCAGATTTTCAAGATGAAGAACCTATTAATCCATTTGATTTTTGGAGTGGTGCAAACTTTAAATTGAAAATTCGTGATGTAGAAGGTTATCGTAATTACGATAAATCAGAGTTTGCTGCTCAGACTGAATTATCTTCAGATGATACTTATCTTGAAGAAGTTTATAATCAACTTCATGATCTGCGTGAATACACTGATCCGAAGAATTATAAAACATATGATGAACTACAAGCTAAACTTATGGCTGTTCTTGGAGAGCAGGCTTCAGTTGGAGCTCCAACTATGAAGCAAGAAGAGTCTCTAGGGGAACCACAACCAGCCCCAACAATGAGAGCAGCAGAACCAGTTCAAATGGAAACAGCAGAGATGTCTTCGGCAACACCTTCAGCAGAAGATGATGACATTATGGCACACTTTGCAAATCTAGTAAATGAAGACTAGATAGGAGCCATTTTATCAAAGCCATCATATGTTGATGGTACAGGCGCTTGGTTAAGCACAGTAGTATTATTATTCTGTGTAGACCGAGCGTCTACTGCATTATTCTGTTGAACTGAAGTATTATTTCTACTATCAATTGTATTTGATAATTGTGTTTGTGCATTATTTAATCTAGCACTGGATTCTTGTTCAGCAGCATTACGACTTTGTATAAGTGCAGCATTCCTTTGATCAATTCTTCTTTGTGCTTCTCTGGCACCAGTTTCAGAAACACCAACTGTAAAACCTTTTAAAAGTCTAAAGTTTCCGCCACCTAAAAATTTAGGTATTGGAATTGTAATATCTGGCAATGAAAAACTTATTTTTGAAAGCTTTATTAGCATTTCGTCTTTAAAGTTTGCAAGTCTAGTAGTAATCTCGTCAAAGTTAAGTTTACTGAATAGACCTTTAATATTAGACCACAGATCATCTACAAGTGCTGTAATAGAGAACCCTCTAAACTTTTCTGCTAATTTGTCAAATCCTAATTTCTCAAGAAAGAATGCTGGTAAACCAAATATTAAAACATCTAGACCTGTCGTAATACCTTTTATAATACCTAAAACACCACCTTCAAGAGCACCCAATAATTTCTTAAATATTCCACCTTCGGCATCTACAAATCCAGTAAAAGCACCTTTTATAAAATCAAATAGTGTAATTAGTGGTGCAAGAAAAGTAAATCTTGCAAATATTTGAACTGATCTTAATAATGCTCCTATAGGTTTAAATACAGATGAAAGTAATGATCCTATTTTTCCAAAGAAAGATCCTACTGATCCTATAGCCTTCCCTATTCTAACAATCTTTTCTGTTACTCCACTAAATAACATTCTAAACATATCGCCTAATGTAGCAAAGAAAGTGTTTGATTTTATAATATCGATTGCTGCATTAACACCTTTACTAACTAAACGAAATGCAGATCCTATTGAATCAGCAATGGCAGGAAATATTTTAAATATTTTAGTAAATCTTTCAGATAAAAAGAATGCTTTAAGATACTTATCAAAACCAGTAAGTTCTGCAACAAGCGCTAAACCTATACCAGTTATAATACCTGTGGCAACTTTTAAGAAACCACCTATACCTAGCATGATACCACCACGACTCTGCTGTTCTATATTTTGATTATTACCTGGTCTTATGGGAGCACCATCCCCATCACTAGCTTGTGGTATATCATCCAGTTTTTGGTTTTTTAAATAATCAAAGTAAGAATCAAACTGACGATTTAAAAAATCTATACTCTTTAAAACTTCACCTAATATTTTATTATTCTCTTTTTCATAGTTTGTGGAAAATAAACCTGTTAATAAACCGAATGCTTTACTTAAAGGCGCTGTAACTATATCTTTAAATATTTTACCTAATCCCGTAAAGATGCCCATTACTGAGTCTTTTACTGTTGAAATAAGTCCTACTACTAATCTATATGGTGCAGTTACTGCTCTCATAATACTATTTGTTATATTACTGATTGCTCTTGTAAGAGGGTTATCTGTAAGTGCACCAATTAACAAACTTAAACCAGGCAATTTAATCCCTGCTTTTTGTATGGAACTTAATGATTGTGATATATCAGATATACCTTTTTCAAGTGTTATCTTAATATCACGATGACGTTTTGTTGCATCATCATTAGTTTCATTCAGTGTTTGTATCACTTTAGTTAATGTAGCCATAGGATCCTATCCTTGATTTTGGTTCTTTATTCTTTCGTTTTCTTTTTCAATATAATCAACTAGCATACCTATATAAATTTCTCTTTCCCATGGTAACATATTTTCAATTTCAGTCAAAGAATATTTGTGTTCTTGCATTAATAAAAAATTTGTTTTATAATAATTTACTAAATTATCATGAGAAAGAGCCACTAAAAAAAATCATCTATACCACTTAACACCATTGTATTTTCAGTTTCACAACCACCACAAACAAATTTTATTTCTTTTTCAACTCTTGGCATATTTTCAACATATTCTTTTACCTTAGTAAATTGTTCAGTATTTAAAGATTCGATAAAATCATTTACTTCAGCATCGGAAACATCTTTAAGCATAATATTTTCTTCTTCAGTTTCAATTGATTCCATGCATTTACCAATAAGCATGAAAGTTTTTTCTGTTTCGGTTAAGTTATTATCCTCAAATTTAAGTACATCATTAAAATTTGGATATTTCATAGATAAAGTAATATTTTCTTCAAGCTCAATATCTTTTTCTACTATTCTATCCTGTTTTACTTCAATATCATCTAATCGTACTGTAACTTCGTTGGTCTTTTCACATTGCTTACATTTTATGCCGAGTTGACTTACTTCACCTACAGACTTTGATCGAATCATAATAAACATATATTCAATATCAAATAATGTAAGTTTACTAGAATCAAATTCATCTTGTACACATGAAGAAATAGTATCAACTACTGCATTTAATGAAGCGGCTTTATCTTGTGATTCAAGAGCCATCATTAACACTTTTTCTTCTTTTACCAAATAAGGTCTAAATTTTACATTTTGTTTAGACGAAGGTATAATTAATTCATACTTTGGTTTATCATTTAACTTTGGCAGCGCCATATTTTCATCCTCATTTCATTTAGTTATTAGGGTTTTTATAAACACCTTTCCAGTTATTATAAGAGAGTTGTATGTTTAATTCACTTAAACCACCTTGTTCATTACTAAATTCTATTGCATTTACAAGTGTCGGAAAAGCATCTATTAAAGTGCACTCATAAACCTCTTCGTTAGCATTATTTAACTGATATATTGTAACTTGTCTAGTATATCCAGATCCAGGTGTTGAACCATATTTGTACTCTAATTCGTATGTATCAAAATCTATAGATAAACCAGACCAATAATCAAAATATCTTTTAGCCTCATATGCATTCGTGAGCATAAATGTAATTGATATATCGTCAATTAAGAATCCATTGGCAACTTTTTCAGCTTTTGGTATACCTATAACTCTTTCGTTTACACTTATTGATCTACCAGGAAGATTAATGTTTCTACACATAAAATTTAACTGATTTGATGTTATATCTGGTAAATCTATAAATGTGGGCAATTGAACACGAAATAAATTATTCCTTGCTAATCCTGCTTTAAGTGAAGATTGAAATGAATTAATATCTAACATTAGATCATTTTCCTTGATGCTCTATATACTGCAGAACCGCTGGATTTATTCCAAGATGCAGTTGGAAGAAATGTTGCTATCTCCCATTCCGGTGAATCAACCTTTGCATATCTACTTCTTACATTTGAATTTAAATAGTGCTTTACGCACGGTTTGAAA